AACATGAAATAAGTCGAGGAAAGATTGACAGTGTACGTTCGAGATGTGTGACGCATTATATATTTTCGATTTTAGCTACTAGCTCACTCACCTACATTTGTTCGTTTGCTGTCGCTCCTTTATGCACCTTTTAGGCTAGAGAGCTATTAGAAAAGGGAATCGAAATCAACCCGTTACATGCTCCTCTGTATCACTCTCTCGCCGAGCTAGAAGCGCGTGTATTCAACATTGAAGGACTTGCTAAACTGAACAAACGAGCTGCAGAGATATTTCAATCTGATGTTAATGCACCACCAACAGATAGGGCAATGAAGGCATGGGGACAACAGATGAAACAAGGGAGATCCACGAAGATGCCGGATGGGATTACAGCTTTGGCAGAGAAGATAGGAGTGGAGAGTGACGAGCCTACGACAATTGCTGGGGTTTCAATGGATGACGTCGATCTTGACTCACTAGTGAATAATGTTTTGTGTGGCTTCGCTGGTGAAAGTGATATGATGTTACAGGAAGGGCCAGTGTAGATCAAAGTAAGAAGTATAGATTAGCTTCAAGTAATCCTAACGCACGCCTTGACACGCTGTTTTCATGCCTTTGGCTTGTTATCTACTACTTTAGCCTAATATCAGCTGATGCTCTTCCTCTTATTTCATGCTTTGACCTCCTTCACGTACTCTTCTTCATTTTGGCATACGCCTCTTCCGCTTCTGCCCTCGTGGGTACCAATGCACTCAATTTCCATGCCGCCACAAGCCAAATACTCGCGGCACCCGTAGTAAAGTACGACAACTCACGTAAACCAATGGTACCAAAGGACGACGTCAATGCAGATAGTGCAAGAGAGGCAGCCGACTTGCCGAAGCGATACCCGAGCACTCCAATCACTTCCTTACCCAAGAATCGACTCTCAAAGTCGAGGGGTACATAGACCATCTCATCAAGCATCCTTCGTACGGAAAACTCCAATGTCTTCATTACCAAGAATGCGGATGCAATCAAGTTCAATGAAGGATCTCCATTAATCCCGCCACTCAACTTTGGAAAGGATAAAAAGCTAGTAATTGCCAGCATGAGTAGTGGCATTCCTTTCCATAGCATGCTGGGTTCCGTGTATGAGGAAGTAGCGGGTAGGATACCGAATTGAAATACGCAGCTAAGTACGTTGATTGTGGCAAAGAACTGAGGGATGTTTGCAGACGAAGCAAAGAGAAGGCGGGGGATTGTGCATCAGGATTAGATGGTCATGCGTACAAAAATAAGCATACACTACAACTTGTATCTCGATCTTATACAGAATATACAACAAAGACTCACATTTCCCATCCAACCTGCCCTCTCTGTATCATCCGAAATAACCTCCGACACCTTAGTAACAGTCAACACATTCAACAATGTAGATAATCCCTGACATGCCAATATTTCACAAAATAGAGCCCACAATGTAGGGACTCTCGTGAATACATCCCTTGCTTTGGTGATTAGACTACTGCTTTCTTCGTTGCTTTCATTATTGGTTTTAGAGGAAGATGTTGATGATTTGCCCTTGTTGTTGTTGTTGTTGTTTTTGGAAAAAGTACAATGTATCTGTCATAGGTTGACAAAGTTGTATTTTCTTCAATGTTTGATATGTTACTATTAACAATAGTAGTAACTGAAAGTTCACCATTTTCTAAAATTTCATGGACAAATCTTCCATTGAGGCTAACTTCTGTATTGACCACGTCTATGTGTCTAGAAAGCGCAATTTCAGAATAAGGAACTGCTTGTATTTGATAGGATGTGCCGCCTTCTTTTACATTAAAATCTACTTTTGTAATAATTATCGGAACATAGTAAGGTGGAGAAATAAGCGATCTTGATTGATTTCCGTATTCGTCCCATCCTACAAATTCAATTTTTAAACAATACGGAGCGTTGTTAAAGCTGTTATACCCAGTAGAAGCTGCGCCCGCAATCAATGCTTCAATAAATTTTCCCATACTGTATGGTTCATTCACTTCAAAAGAAATTGTTGTTCCTAATGCGATTCCTGTTTTTTCGTTAGGAGATATCAATGCATCAATATCTAAATTTTCTATAAAATATTCTGCGTCTTCTCCACCTTCAACAAAGATTTTTTGCCTTATATCATATTGGCCACCACCGGATCTTAATATTATCTTTTGAAATCCGCTGTTTCTATAAGTTTGAGGATTGTTAACTTCTTGTATGCTTAATATTCCTAATGTTATAATGTAATTATAGTGATTATAAGATCTTAAAGGATTTGGCATTTTACTTGATGCTGAACCTGTTGATCTTACAAATTCATCAGCAAGGGAATTAATTCTCTGGACAGCTCTAGCAAAATCACCTCCAATAGAATCAGATAAAGATTCTGGAGGAGTAGTTGCTATAATACCTGTGCTAGCACCGAGTCTAGCAATAGTTTGCGATGCTGTTCTTGCTGTGTTTGCTGCACCTATTATTGGATTTGAAATTCCTTGTAATTGACTAGCAATTCCTGAAACTGCTGTGCCAATTTGTCTTGGCACAGTTGACATAGCTTGTATTCCTGCAGTTCTCGGTATAAAATTTGTTAACGACGACGCAGAGGAAGCTAATCTCCCTACAGTCGAAGATATCCCTGTAGAAATAGAAGAAATATCAATTGCCATATTAGTATCCTAAACTTTGTTTTAAATATTTTGGCTGCGGAAGATATATTTTTGTACCTGGTGCAAAATCAAAAATAGGATCTTTTAACACATCCATGTTTCTCTGTGCAAAAACCCACCATAAACCTTTGTTTCCATATATGTCAAATGCTAGCAAGTCTGGCCTATATGCATATTGTGTAGTAATTTCATATATCACATCATCTCCGGCAGCAGGTACTGGTCTTATAGACAATATATCCAAATACCCTGCTTCTGTAATCGGAGTATTAGAATAACAACTAAATGTTTTTTTATCTATCATTATACAAATCCTTCCGGTTTATCGACAAAATCTCCTCTAGCAAATTTCTCAAGATCAAACTTAGAATGTGTTCTTCTTGCATAATTTGGCATGCATACGACAGTTATAGTTGACTGGGTAGGAGCATAATCTGTTTGTCCGTCTATTGTGCAAGGGACATAGTCGACATCATTTTTTAAATCAACTGAAAAATTGTTTATTAAAACAGGAATGTTATTTAAAACATGCTTTCCATAACCGTTTAATCTCGAAACTAAAGGAGGATTTCCTTGATTTGTTCCAGAGCCATAAAACATTTTAGTCATAGTTCTTAAAAAATGCAAACATGCTATCCAGTATTTTGCATCTGCTTCATTTTCAACAACAAACTCTCCTGCAATGCTTATATTTTCAACCCTACTATTTTGATAAGCATTAAATACATAATTAGTATGAGTCGGAGTTATTTGAGAATAATTTGCGGTGTGTGCCAGCTGAATTGTAGGAGTAAAAGGAAAAATCATCTTTTGTCCACTAAGTCGAAGGGGACTTATTATGTTACCAGTATTAATAACTGACGGAACTGAAAGCGACACTCTCCAGTCATCAGTTGTTAAGTTTGTATTATCAACAACAGTAGGAACTGTTATTTGGCGCTGTTGAGGTTCCGGATTTGGTGCATTTCTTGGCATATGAATCTCCTTAATAATATTTATGGTTAATATTAAGTACATAGAAAATGATTTGACCTTTTAAAAAAATATCGTATAATAAAATTAAAAAGGATGTATTGTGGCTAAAAAAGTTAATTATTTAAACAACAAGGATATTTTGTTAGAGATACAAAAATCTAAAAATTCATACTCAAGCTATGTTTCAGAAGAATATGCAAATTACGACATAATTTTAGAAAGCATAGACAAAATTAATATTAGATCTATTGCAGAAGCTAAAAGAAATAAAGCAAAAAAATTGTCGTCTGCAACCTACGAGACAAAAAAAGAAAACGGCGAAAATGTAAAATTAGCCGATTGTGAAGTAGACTACAAAACTATTAAAAAAACAGATATTGTGTTTAGGATCATGACTTTTGATCATATACCTGATGAAGCAGGTAGAAAAAAGAATCCAAAAACAGTTGCTGATCAAAAAGTTAAATTAAACTTCCCTCCATATCAACACTGGAAATTTGATGAAAATGATAATCTTATTTGTGTAGGAAAAAGTCATTGGGTCGGAGGAATGGAAAACGGATTTTTTTCTAAGGATCACGGAAAGACTACAAACAAACTTGCATTAATGTGGCTTAAACTTTGCGATAGATACGCAACTAGAGGAAATGTTAGAGGTTATAGCTACAATGATGAAATGAAAAGTCAAGCTATACTACAACTTTCGCAAATTGGTTTGCAATTTAATGAAGCAAAAAGCCAAAATCCTTTTTCTTATTATACATCTGTAATAAACAACTCATTCTTAAGAATTATAAACATTGAGAAGAAAAATCAAGAACTAAGAGATGATATACTCGAAATGAACAATCTAAATCCTTCTCACACTAGATTGCATAATAGTGAATGGGATGCTGCTGTGAGAAGAAACGAGATGTAAGAACAAGATTTAGTTGACAGCGACACATTTTTATCGTATATTAGAACTATAAGTTAAAGGTATCTAATGTTTAAAAAAGCTGCGGTTTTTTCAGATTTACATCTAGGATTAAAAAGTAACAGCCAAGTTCATAACACTGACTGTGAAGAATATATAGACTGGTTCATTGACACTGCAAAAAAGAACAACTGCGAAACAGGAATTTTTTGCGGTGATTGGACTCACAACAGAAATAGCATTTCTCTAACTACGCTCAACGTAGGTATAAGATTATTAGAAAAGCTTGGATCTTCTTTTGATAACTTTTATATGATTCTAGGAAATCACGATCTCTATTATAAAAATAAAAGAGATGTTTACAGCTTTGAGTTTGCAAAGCACATTAAAGGAATAACTGTAGTTGAGGATGTATTAGTACAAGATGATGTTGCGCTTATTCCTTGGTTAGTCGACGACGAATGGAAAAAAATTAAAAAATTAAAATCTAAGTATATTTTTGGACATTTTGAGTTACCATCATTTATGATGAACGCAATGGTACAAATGCCCGATAACGGAGAACTTCAGATTGAAGATTTTCAAAATCAATCTTATGTTTTTAGCGGGCATTTTCATAAAAGACAAAGTCAAAAAAACATTCACTATATTGGAAATGCTTTTCCGCATAACTATGCTGACAATTGGGACGACGAAAGAGGAATGATGATTTTAGATCGTGAAAACAGTCTACCTCCTCAATATGTTAATTGGAGCGATTGCCCTAAATATCGTACTGTTACACTAAGTCAGCTTATAGATCAGCAATCAAATCTGCTTAAATCAAAGATGTATCTTAGAGTCAAATTAGATATTGATGTTAGCTTTGAAGAAGCTAGTTTCATTAAAGAAACATTTTTAAGCAATTTTGATTGCAGAGAAATTACACTCATTCCGCAAAAACAAACTGAAGAGCTAGACTCTCAATTAGATATTAGTCAATTTGAAAGTGTTGATCAAATTGTTGCAGAAGAAATACTTGAAATTGACAGCGAAAGCTATGACAAATCTCTTTTGCTTGATATCTATAGCTCTTTATAAGTTTAGGAAATTAAAATGATTCGTATTAAAGATTTAACAGTTAAAAATTTCATGTCAATTGGAAATGTTACTCAAGCAATTGATTTTAACAAAGAACAATTGACTCTAGTGCTTGGTGAAAACTTAGATCAAGGAGGTGACGATTCTGGTAGCAAAAATGGAACAGGCAAAACAAGTGCAATTAACGCACTATCATACGCTCTGTACGGCCAAGCACTAACTAATATTAAAAAGAACAACCTCATTAATAAAACTAACGGAAAAGGGATGTTAGTTACCTTAAACTTTGAAAAAAATGGTAACCAATATCGCATCGAAAGAGGTCGTTCTCCTAACATTCTAAAGTTTTATGTTAACAATCAAGAACAAGTAGATCTTGAAGACGAGAGTCAAGGTGACAGCAGAAAAACACAAGAAGAAATTGACAAACTCTTGGGCATGAGTCATACGATGTTTAAAAACATCGTAGCTCTCAATACTTACACAGAACCTTTTTTGAGTATGCGTACCAATGATCAGAGAGAAATTATTGAACAATTGTTGGGTATAACTTTGCTCAGTGAAAAAGCAAATAATCTTAAAGATCAAATTAAAGCAACTAAAGATGCTATCACCGAAGAAACATTAAAAATCAATGCTATTCAAAGTAGTAATCTTAAAATACAAGAAAGCATAGATCAACTTAAGAAAAGACAACGTGCCTGGCTTTCGCAACGCGACATTGATTGTAAAAACTTAGAAAAATCTATTAATGAGCTAGAACAACTCGACATAGACAGCGAGTTGTCCTCTCATGAAATATTAAAAAATTGGAAAGAACTAAACAATAAGAAAAATAATTTATCTAAAGATCTAAATTCTTACGAATTATCTTTGTCTAGGGCTAATGCAAACATTAAGAAATTAGAAAAAGACATTGAAGAACTTGACGAAGCAAAATGCTATGCATGCGGACAAGCATTACATGAACACAAAAAGGAAGAAATTCTAAACGATAAAGCTAAAGAATTGCTAGACGCAGTAACCTATTTTGACGAAATTAAATCTAAAGTTGATTCTGTTAAATTAGAAATTAATAGTATTGGAGATCTTTCTGCTCCTCCGAGCACATACTACGATAGCGAGAAAGATGCGTACAACCATCAAAATAACGTTATGCATTTAAAGAATACTCTGCAATCTAAGTTAACAGAAACCGATCCCTACGAAGATCAAATAGAATCGCTAACCAACACTGCTATGCAAGAAATTGACTGGAGTTCTGTGAATTCTCTAACTGCGTTCAAAGAACATCAAGAGTTTTTGCTCAAGCTACTTACTAGCAAAGACAGCTTTATTAGAAAGAAAATTATAGATCAAAATTTAATGTATCTGAACAGCAGACTTTCTGTTTATTTAGAACACCTAGGCTTACCGCATCAAGTTACTTTTTTAAATGACTTGACTGTTGAAATTAAGATGTTAGGACAAGATTTAGATTTTGACAACTTAAGTCGAGGAGAAAGAAACAGACTAATTCTTGGTTTAAGTTTTGCTTTCCGCGATGTTTGGGAGTCTCTTTACGAGAATGTAAACATTTTGTTTATAGATGAACTTATCGATTCTGGAATGGATGCTGCTGGTGTAGAAAACTCGCTTAGTGTTCTCAAAAAAATGGCTAGAGAAAGAAACAAAAATGTTTTCTTGATTAGTCACAGAGAAGAACTTGTAGGTCGTGTAAATAACATCCTTAAAGTTGTAAAAGAAAACAATTTTACAACGTACGAAACAGATATAGAGATTGCAACATGAATGAAAGTTCTTTACATTTGAAGCTAGTTAAGCTATATTTAATGTACTTCGAATCAGGACACCGATTCGAAGAAACTAAACAAAGAACAGCATACTTAAGAACTATGCGATATCTTAGAGAAATAGAAAAAATAGCAAAGCAAAGACGTGCAGAAGTAAAAGAAACGTACACAAATACAGATCACTTTAAAGATGTAGTCGAGCCTAAGGTTAAAAATCAAATAACAAAACTAAGGACCAATTATAAATCACGAGATCGAAAAAACAACTAACTAGTGTATGCAATGGACATATCTAGGTAACCCTATAGAAACTCTCCCCGATGAATGTATCGGATTTGTTTATATTATCACAAATGTAATATCAGGCAAAAAATACATAGGCAAAAAACTAGGCAAATTTTCAAAAATAAAATATAAAACACATGTTCAAAAAAACGGCAAAAAAGTAAAAAAGAAAATCAAATCATTAATAGACAGCGACTGGCAAGATTACTTTGGCTCAAGTGACAATTTACATAAAGATATAGAATTATTAGGCAAAGAAAATTTTACAAGAGAAATACTTTATTTTTGTAAAACAAAGGCAGAACTTAGTTATTTAGAAGCAAAAGAACAATTTGATAGGCGTGTGCTGGAAACAGACGATTATTATAACGGAATTATAAACGTTAGAGTAGGAGGTTCTCCATCACTAAGACAGGCTCTGTTAGAACAATCTCAAAAAAATCAATAATTTAGGCGCAAATACAGGCTATATACGGACACTGTTTGGTCGAGGTGCTCGACCCGTCAAGATTCTGCCGAGGTAAAGCTCGTTGCCGATGGGTGTGACGCGTCCAAGTGTAATGCATACTTTAGGCTTAAACGATGCAAGCTCTGTGAAAAAGATACAACTTGCTAGGGTTATAGTTCTGCTTGATAGGAATTATAAACTTAACCGTTGACACGCGAAGCTGGAGTAGGGGGTACAGGTCAACCGCCTCCGATTGCACTGATCCTAATAGGATGTTGAGGCATTCTATTAGCATAAGTGCAAAATCTCCTTTATCAAGATGAGAGAAGAACTCGGATGAAGTCATCTTTTATCGTTCGCCCGGCAACGGGCGAATTATGAGTATCAAATCTGGATGAAGTATCTAAAACAACGCTTCGCGTTGCTTCTCTCTTAATAGTTAAGAAAACAAAAATATGTATGAAGTTGTTGAATGAATGAGCGTAAGCGAATGAAAGAAACAACTGAAATACTTGGAGTTGCGTA